TCAACCATCTTGCGAAGGTCACGAGGCTTCGTGTCGATGTTAATTTCGATCATCGGTTTAACCGATTGATTGCGACGATTTCTTTCTCTTTATCCGTAACCTGACCGTCATTGTCAGCGTCGTACTCAATACCGTCTTGAAATACTGCGTCAATCTCTTCGCCGTATCGCGCTTTATAGAAGTCGATCATCGCTAAAAAGCGGTCGTCATCAACCCAATTTGTAAGCTGTGGCAATGCGTACTTCCACAACACTAGATAAGAGGCTGAACGAGTCCACTGCGAATCAGTCAAATAAGATGGGTCCATCTCACCAGCGATACCTTTACGGTGCCACCACTGGTTCCGAATCTCGCGCTCTATGTCTGCCTGCGCTCGTGGGTGTTCGTCAGAAAAGCTAGTGATGCCAAAGTCTAAAATGTCTGGCACTAACTCTACAAGATTGCTGTCGTCACTAAATGCCATGCCATCACCATTTAATTTTTGCCGCCCAATAGATTTTATCTAAGGGCGTTGCGTTCTTTAGGGTATCACCGTGTCGTGCATACCAAGCCGCTCGCATGGCCTTGTCGCGGGCCGACTCACCATCTCTAGGTGGGTAAGTCTTCGCGCCTTGAGCGCCAAAACGTAGTAGCTTGATTACACCTTTGTAGCGAGCTAGAACCGCGTGTGAGCTAGAGGCGTGTCGTGGCGTACGCTTTGCCACGTTGTAATCCTCAAACTGTTCACCGCGATAATTAACTGCCATATAAACCTCTGAGTAAAACGGCCCCGAAGGGCCGTGTACATCTTAGAGTGCCGCGTCGAAAAGCATCTCTACACCGTAGCTGTCATCAAGCTCTGCAACACCGTAAACGGCTGTAGCGTTAAGCTCAAACGCACGGAGAGAGGCGTTGCGCTCTGTCTCGAGGTTGAAGTCACGCTTCATTGCAATTGCCATTGCCTCACGGCCAAACACACATCCCTTGGCATCATCTGATCCGTCAGGAGTGATGTTAGCTGACTGGTATACGTCGATACCTGCGATAGAACCTACGAAGCCGTTGCGCATTGCTTCGTTTTGCAGGTCGCCACCGTTGGGGTTCGCGAACGTGTTAGTCAGGTTAGCTGACAATTGATAAGCGTGGAATGGGTGAATCACTGCTGAGATTGGGCCAGTAACTTTGTTGTTACGCAAAGTAGCCGCCGCTTTGAACAAGTCAGCAACGGTAATCTCTTGACCCGCCGCACCGAGTGAAGCCGAGAAGCCATCGAACAAAGCGATGATGTCTTGGTCCATCTTAGTGGCGATAGAGTTACCCAATACAGTTCCAAGCTCTTGAGCAGGGTTGCCCGCGCCCATTGCCGCGAGGTCAGTCAGTACAACTTGCGCACCAACTTCACCGACAGTAACAGTGACGCTAGAGGTTGATACTGTGCTTGAAGACATATCAGTGCCTTCAGTCAGATCAGCCGCCGCAACCGCTGGGTACTTAGGTACTTGAATGGTCTTGCCAGCAACATTGCCGATGTCATAACGAGTGATAAGGCCAGCCATGAGCGATTGCTCTTCGGCAGTGAAACGAGCCTGCATGATGATATTTGCAAACAGATCGTCGAGTGTTGTTGAAGTAGTAGCCGCCATGATGAAAATCTCCTGTGATTAGCGGTTTATTTATTAGCTAACATCATTGCGCGATAGGCTTCTTTGCCACCGCTATTCCAGTTAGCTTCCATTTCGACCGCCGACATAGGTTTCGACGTGGAACCACCTACCGCTGTCTGCGATCCTGCGCCACCTGATGACGCTTTCACGAAGTGCGGGTTCGAGGTCAAGAAGTCACCGACTAACTGGTCAACTGACAAAAGCTCGCCCTGTTCGTTATAGCGTGGCGTTCCGTTCGCATCGTAAACTTCTGCGGTGCCGTCTTCAGACAGCCGAACCGAACCACGTAATAACTGACTGACTTGCTCTGCCGATACTGCATTGTTTCGGCTTGCCGCTGACAGTAATGCCCCATCAACTAACTGCGTTTCGAGGCGTTGCTTGTAAGTCGATATTTCTTGATCTTTCTTCTCGACGGTCTGCCTCAGAATTGACTCGAACTCTCCGCGCTCTTTCTGCTTCTCGACTTCAGCTTCTTGCTGTCGTTGTAGAAGAGACTTTGCCTCATCGAGGTCGATACCATCTAGGCGCTTTTCATATTGTCGCTTAGTGCGAGCAACACGATCAGCTACTATTCGGTCCAACTCATCTTGCGTAAACGTCTTTGAATCCTGAACTTGTGGTGTTTCCACTGCGGCTTCAGTTACCGCCTCTGCCATGATTTCATCGCTCATGTTACGAATCCTCTTTCGAGTGGGTTAAATTATATCAAATCAGCGCGATTTACGCTTTTTCTTCTTTTTGTCTTTCTTGTGATACGGCATAGCTTTCTCCTATTCTGGAATTGGCACCCACCAGTGCCGACAGTTGTAGCCACCTCGTACACGGAATGGGTCGCCAGTGCGCTTACCTGCCCAGCTATCATTCCATATTTCGTATATCTCGTCAGTAGTGTATTCCTTGCCGACATGATTGCGACAAAAGGGCCGTGTGCTTTCTATCGTATCACCCTCGTATCTAAACTTGGTAATGCCAGCCTCTGCCGCCGCCGCCTGCTGTATTGACGAACTAAACTCAAACAGTGAGTCGTGAAGCATGGTCTTTGAGTATCGCTGTAAATCCACGTCAATCAGGCTGTTAAGCTCTGCAAGGCTTGCTGAGAATGGCGTACCTGACAGCGTGTTGTTGTACACCTGTTGGTAAAGCGCCTCTACAAAGTCGTCAGCCAATGCCTCGTGACCTGTGAAGCTGAACTGCTGTAACTGGCCGATGACGCTCTGCGGAACTCTAAAGGCCGCAAATTGCTCCATGAACTCTTGTGTCAATGCTACGGCGTCAGGGTACTCACGGATGATGTCGTCTATGACTGCGAGGTATTCGTCACGAACAAGGCCGTCGATCTGTGTCCTAAGTGCTAACGCCGCGTCAAGGTCAAACAGCTGACCGTCACGCAAAGGCAAGCCAGCCATCAAGTCAGTTAGGCCGCGCCGCAACTGCTCCATAGCGCGCAAAAGGCGACGCTCATGGTTAGAGGTCGCCCCTGCGAGTGCCTTGGTGAGTTCCTCACTGTCCATCAGTTACCGTCTGCACTGGCTCGACGAGCGTATCGCCACCAGCGATATCCTCAAGCCCGATCTTCTCGCGCACTTCGTTAGGCGTCACCATTCCACTGTCGATGTGGTACTTGTAAATCTGCGTCTCTTTGGTGAAGTCACCGACCGCTGTGGTAGCCTCTTCAATCTCAGCGTGTGCCTGTGCAAGCACTTGGTCATCAAGCACAAGGTCTGCGATCTGCTTATCAATCTCACGCAACAACGTAACTGACTTGACACCACTAGCGCGAGTCTTCTGTAGGAACTCAAGCTCTGTCCCATAGTCACGAATGTCAAAGCTGTCAGGATAGCTGACCTCTACCTCGTGCAGGTTGTGACCTTGCCAACGACACCACAACTCCCACAGCTGTTCTTCAGCCAGCTCAAGGATGTCGGCCTTTTCTGCTAGCTTGGCGTTCAGCATTTGGAACTCAGTCTGCATGGCAACGCCTGACTGCGTCATTGCCTCTGTGCCGCGCACTGCGCCCATGTGGGCCATCCTATTGATCGAGTCGATCTTGTCCTCTATAGAGGCTCTGATGGCGTCTAGGTTAGCTCCAGACGGTTGCATCTGGTACGGCTTTAATCCCGCGTCGATATCATCGCTAATGTTGATGACTGCACCAGCACCAGCAGTTGCGTCAGTGTCAAAGGTCTTCACGAGCGTCGGGTGGTTAGAGATGCGGATAAGCTGTTCAATTTCCGATAGCTCTTGATAGATGGCTTGTTGCATATAGCTGATGTCAGAGATGTCGCTGATACCAATGCCACGAACGATTGATCGGTTAGCAGGTATATTCACCGCTGGTATCTTGCCGATAGGGTTGTCGATAGTCTCGACGATGGTTGCCTCGTCACCGTGGTAGCGGACAAGCTGAATCTGCTCTTTGGTCCAGATACGGAAATACGTCTCTGTCGTCGTGCCGTCAATGCGGTTTACTGACTCGCGCACCTTCATGTAGGTCAGCTCATGGCGACCGCTTGGCATTCGCTCATACTTCCAGTCATAGACATTCTCTGGTGTTATCAGCGTGACGTATGGGCGTATCTCTTGGTCTAGCTCTTCGGCTCTAGTGCCTGCCGTAGACTGTGGCTTGTCCATAAAAATCCACACGTGGCCGTACACGCTCGACCATATCTGAGCCTCACGCATAAAGCTGTTGAAGTTCTGGCCGTCGAGGTTAGCGTCCTTGATGAATGCGATAAGGTCTGCACTGCCTTCCATCTGCTGAAAGTTACGAGTAGGCGGCTGACGCCATAGGAACGAAGAATAAACGTGGACCACGTTGCGGCAATGGTTGTCCAAGGGAGTCAAAGCCAAGCGTCGCGAATATGCGTTCTTGTCTTCATTGAGGTAGCTGGTCAGGTAAGAGCCATCGCGATAGTCTTGCCCACCCATGTATGACCGAACATAAAACTCCCAGCGGTCCAGATTGTTTTCGTAGTCGGGATGCTGGTACTCAATATCTTCGTAATACATTTACGTCCACCTCTGCGGGGCTTGCGGCTTATTCGCCTTTCGTATGGGGAATAGATATTCAACGGCGTAGCCTAGTGCATCATTCATGTGATCGAAGCCGTCCTTCTCTGGCTGGCTGGTGCCTTCCTTGTAGGTGTGGCGTTCCAATGATTCGATCACCTTCTTGCACTTAGGGTCTACAAACAAGCGCCGCTGACCATCTTTAGACAGTAGACGCGAGTTTACGCTGTTTATCCTATCTCTAACCGCCGCGTGTGATGACCTTACTTTTACATCAAATCCCGCGTTTTGCAGAATGGACAAATCCGTTCTACCCCCTGCGCTCGTTTTCCGTTGACGCGATGCAGGGTCAGGGTATATGACTATTGTACCATTTCCGTAGCGTGTGCGAATCTCTGCGACCATCTCATCGGTGTTCGAGCCAAACATAACAATCTCGTCGAATACGTGCAGTGTGTCGCCTCTGCGAGTCATCAGTACAGCAGACATCGGATCAAGGTTAAAGTCCATCCCGACGTGGATGACAGGGTGTTCACCATCATGCCTGACTACTGACTGCTCACGCTTGAACCCGTAGTAGATGATGCCGCTGTAGTTGACGAACTGTGCTTGGTATTCTTGCTGAAATGTTCGGTCGTCAAGGTCTGCTTTGGCGCTCGTAATCTCATCTGGCGGCACATTACCGCCCTCAATGGTCGTGTACTGGTAAGACTGCCAGCCTTCATCTTGGTCTATTCCTTTTCCGTACAGATCATAGAAGTGATTGCGGCCTTTGGGCGTACCTATAAACAAAGCGGAACCCTGCTCACCCCTGCCAGAAAGAGAAGGTCTTATAACTTCGTACCATGCCTCTGGCTTCATGTCGGCAAACTCATCAAGCACCACGAAGTCGATTGCTCGTCCGCGAAGGTTGTCGTGTTTCTCTGCGCCCTTGATCGAAATACTAGATCCGTTTTTCAGCGTAACAGTGAGCGACGTTTCGTTAGTCTTGGCAATATACTCGCGAGGGATTTGTTGTGTGAGCATGTCCCATGCTATATCGCGGCCAGCGCGGAACGTAGGGGCTATATACCATACATTTTGATTGGGCTTACCAAGCGCACGACTGATTAGCTCTGCTGTGCTGAGAAAGGTCTTGCCGAAACGTCTACCCGCGACCACTACACGGAAGCGGGCAGGGCATACAAAGATGTCAGACTGTGGTGGGGTCAGTTGCATTAGTTAGCTGTATGACGACAGGCGGCAGATCAGTGACTTCGTTTTGCTCTTCCTTCATGTCTGGCAGGTACTTATTGAGCAATCTTATGCGTTGCTCGTTTGCAACTTTAAGCTGTTGAAGGCGCTTGTCGAAGTGCTCATCAGACTCAGGGTCTAGCTGTTCGATTTTCTCAATGTTATCAAAGACGTAATCAAGCCGACCCCGCTCCGCTAAATAGCTTCTGAGTTCGTCCTGCCTNATNCCTCTTTCACGTTGCGCTCTAGTCTTCGCCATCGTCNATTGGTGACGGTATACCTGCGGCCCACAGTAGGCCATGCGTTTGCCCGTCTCTTACCTCTCCGCGTTTGATGTCTTGGTCTGACATTGGGTAGGTCTCCACCGCGCCGTCATCGAATGCGACGAGATAGCTACCTTCATTTCTTGGCATACTGCCTTGCTCTACAGGATGCCAATCTATCGTTACGGTCTGCAACATATAGTGTCCCCCGCGCATATTATACCAAGATATTGTAATCACGCATAAAAAAGCCCGCACTAAGCGGGCAAGGGGTTTCTCACACCCAAGGAAGCTACGGAGATTAGCAAGTTATTTATAGTGGCGGTTGGTCGTCATCAGTGTTCCGATGATCCGCCATGTTCTGCCTCAGATGGATATGGGGACCAGAATGACTTACCGTACTTGTAATACGCGCGTAAGTATTTGCGCATCGTCATGTCATGGACATCGAAGATTTGTGAGAGCGCCCATACCTCTACGCCCTCGCTTTCCATCTGAGCCGCGTCGCTTACCTGCTTATAAGTCAGCTTCACAATCTATGACCTTGTAATCAGAATGGCAGTTGCGACCATTAAATCTCGTCATTGGTCAGCGAGACAAGTCTTTTCATAAATTCTGCGCCAGTCAGGATGTCCGTCCCTGCCATTTGTCCTCTCCCACAATTCGACGAATTCACAATAAATGTCTTGCTCGCTGACGGCCTCTTCGTAGTCACCCTGACCAGCTATCCCGAATGCTATCACCACTAACAGGAAAATCACCGCATATTTGATATTCGGATGTAAGTGCATCGCAGTACCCCTTCAATTTTGGATTGTTTCTTAGTTTTTTTAACGCTCTGATTTCAATCGTTCTGATTGTTTGACGGCTTACACCCATTACATCCGCGATTTCTTGATGTGTCATGTTGTAAGGAAAGTCGATAGCTCGTGACATTACTCTACCTCGTACGGGTCATGGGTGCTGGGATACTTCATCAGCCAAGTACCTTGCACCTTGTCGACATATTTAGTGCTCACGTCATGGCCTTTACCCCAGCGCAAAGCACTCTCCAAAGAATTAAAGACGATTGTTGTCATCGCTCTCCCCTAAAAGAAAAGGCCGCTTATGCGGCAGACTCGTCGATGAATCGCTTGGCGTAAAAGATCACCTCAGTGATAGTAAAATCGCCGTAGCCGTTTTGCTCGTATTCCCACACGTCACCAGTATTGTCGGTAAGTGTGATGTCGATAGCGCGACCATCATCGAAAATGTCAGACACTTTCGCCATGCGCTTTTTGCCAAGCGCCTTTGCAATTTTTGATTCGATAGTAGTCATGATCTTTTTCCCTTGGTTAGTGGCTGTGTCCCCAGCCGATGTAGTTAATCTACTACCTGCAATTATCCTTTGCAAGCATTTTCTTATCTTAATTTGATAATTATATGGGGAAGGGAAAGCGCAATGGTCTGGCGCAGTCAGATTACTTAACCGTAGTGGCGCGCGATCTCTGCGATGAAGTGGTCTTCGTTGGGGTGACGTAACAGCCGCTTGAGGTATTCTTCCTCACCGATGCCCTTGTCTCTGCCCAAACGAGCCAGTAGCTCTGCGGTCTTGTCAGTCACAACGATGTGGTGCCGTTCTGCAAAAAACTGTCTTTGGCTTTGTACACACATAACAACATCCTCTTGTTTCGTTGTTATTATAACAAAAGCAAGCAATCAGTTATAGGAAATGATTACATGGTCGGGGTTCTGCTCTCTGAGCTTGATCTGCTCGCGGTAGTGCTTGGCAATCTCATCACGAACGGCTTTGTTTTCTTTCAGAATGCCACGCGACTTCTCCCGCAATATCTCCATGTGGCCTTCACCTAAATGCTGATTGCAGAAGTCAGTGAACATAACGGGCGACTCGGTGAATAAGCGGTGACAGGTGTAACAGCCTGTCAGTAAATTATCGAGGCTATACCTTACGACTTTATTTCTGCGACCATATATGTGCATGGCCTGATTCGTCTCTGTGTTGCCACATCGCACACAAGCGCCGTCACGTAGCCTCACAGCCTTGCTACACCAAATATCGGCGTTCGTTCGCTTTATTGCCATAATACGTCTCTTGGGTGAATTGTCGTTCGCGTAGTATTGCTTTCTCTATATTGCCGCACTCACACGACCAGCCTTCTAGCTTGCCGCCCTTAGCTGTGAACATCGGCACCATGTCTTTATGGCACTTAGTGCATACCATGATCTTCCCGCATTTCTGACATAGGGGTGATGAGTGCCGCAAGCCAACTCTGAGTAAACGAGTCGATGTCTACATCTATAGTGATGCCCTCAGGACACATGACCTCGACATATACATCGGTCAAATCTTCGTTGCGCATGTTGCTTGTTGCTCCAATGATCGCCTCCACTCTGCAAACAACTGACCCGCCATCTGGTAACGGCATCGAGAGAATGGGGAGTGTGATCATAGTCGCGGCCTAATAGTGGTTCTGTGAACTTCTCCGTCTAGCTTATCGTATGTGATGACCTTTGCGCCACGCTGTGACATCCATCCTCCACGAGCCTCATAGCTTGACCTGCCTGTTAGTGATGGGTGCATTTCTGCAATAGCGCCGCCGTCTTCTATCACGCGCTCATGGTGGTAATGTCCCATGTGGATATAAACGCCAGCCGACGCTTTGCCCCACATCTCTCGAAAACGTGGCTCGCTTGCAAATAGCTTGTGCAGGTTTGCTAATTTCATCTTGTGGCCGTGGTGAAATCCAAGCATACAATTGCCATGCAGATAGGCGTAATACGGGAATGCGTTGTCTATGACCTCTACACGACTATTCTCAAACAAGTGCTTTATGTACTTGCGGAGCCATACGCTAGAGCTAATGTCGTGATTACCCTCTGCGACTACCACTACGACCCTCTCAAATCGCTTCAGCATCATTTTCACGGCTTCCCTAACTATCGACATAGATACGTCAACAATCTTTGTGTAACGCGTGTCCGCGTCCAAAACATGGCCGCCACCACTTGTGATTGGCTGTAGGTTAATGCCGTCAAAGTGTATAAAGTCACCTAAGATGTTCAGCAAGCCCGTCTTTGATTTAGGACAAGCCGCCAGCATATCGTGCATAGCGTTTAAAAAAATGTCTGCGGCTATCTTGGTGTCAAAATTGTCGCCTGTCTCCGCTTCCCAACACGCCGATCCAACGTGAAAGTCCGTTATGGTCAGCAGTGAAAGCAAGTTGTCATCTGATTGCTTTGGCGGCTTTGTCGGTTTAAACGGAGGTACTAAATCGAGGCTTTGCTCCATGCGCTCCACGAGCATTTCAAGCTGTCTTTCTTTGTCTGACTGGCTCTTAACCCACTGGGCCGTGGGCTTTCCGTCAGTGTACAGCGTAGAGACACCCTTGACCGTGTAGCCATCTGGTACGGAATGCACATAGTCATGCTCTGGACTGTAACCCTGCAAGCTGGCTTTCTTCTGCACCGCCTTCAAATGGTCGCGGACAGTAGTCCTACTAATACCAAGGTCTAGTCCTATTTCGCGGGCGCTCATGCCCTTGTCTACTCGGCTCGCTACTTCTCTCTGCCTTTCGGTTGTGCAAAACTGCAATAAGCTCATGCTTATCCCCCTGCTAGCTTGGCGTACTCCGAATTGGTAGGTTTGGTGAGTTTGACACCCAGATCAATACACCACGCCTCTACTTGTTGCATGAAGTATAGCATTTCCCCCCTATCCAGCGTCGATGTGCGCCGAACCTGCGCTGGGATGTTGGTACTGCCGACCTCAATATCCTCTGTGCCGAGGAACTTGTACTTCACCATCAGCTTCATTTCTTCCTCTGTGCCAGTGAAGCCACCCTTCTTTTTAAAGTGCCTAAGCATATCCCTGACCCAGACATGGAATAGGTCGTTCTGACTCATTGAGCGGCGTGGCTTGTACTCTTTGACCTGCCAAGACACTGGCTTGTCCCAGCACCATTCTTTTTCGAGAAACGTCTGAAACGCCTTGATTCGGTCTTTGATTTCTATCGGGTCTTTTATAAGCCAGAATTCACCGTACATATTCAAAATCCTGCGGTGTTAGTTCTTGTCTATAGGTTGCTTTTGTGTCCTCTGATACTTGCTCACGTAATCGGAAAAACCCTTCGTAGTGCGGGTACATTTTCATAAATCGACGGGCATAAAAAGCACGGTAATTGTTATTCAATTTGAATTGAGTTTTGCCGTCCCCGCCGATGTCTTTTTCCCATCTGATGCGCTCAAAAATGCCATTGATTGAATAATGTTTAAAACCTCTGTTTTGCATTTCTCTACTAAACCGTTTCAGCATTTCCCAAACTTCAGGGTGTTGTTCATGAAAGGCCGCACATTGCATCCTCATTTGTTCATATCGTGACTCACTCATCGCGTCACCCTCTCCCCGCTGTAGGTTACATACTGCCCAAACCGATCAAGGCATAACTGCCGATAGCTTTCGCTTTGCATGAAGTCGTGAGTGCAGTCATCAAGCTGAGTCCACTTCTTCATTGGTATCTTGCCGCTTTCTTTCTCTGCTTCTTGTGCAAACGGACTGCCACCCTTTTGATTCGCTCGTGACAGCCATGAGTTAATAAAGCGGGGCATTCCACGCTCGGTCTTGCGCTTAGGCTCATTAGAGTCAAGCCATACAGCCATTACGTTTAGCTCTGCGAATACGTCAACTTCTGTGTAGGCGTGTTGCCAGCCTAGCAGTTGCTCATCTGTTGGTTGCCAGTCTGTGCCGCTTTTAGTAATCATCGTTATCGTCCTCTTCATCTTCTTCGCATTCGCATCTGTGCTGTATTGCCACTCTGCCAAACACGTCTTTAATGGCTTCTCTGCCGCAATAGGTGATTGGGTATTTTGACATTTGCACGTCAATGTAATTGTCCAGTTCCTCAGCATCAGGGGCGCTTGATCCTATATCACCATCGCTGACCATTATGCTGTCAACACAACCGAAAGTTTCAGTCCACCGAAGCTCTTCGTTTTGAGTGCTTCTTAACCACCTATACCGCATTGCGTCTTTCTTCAGTTCTTTTAATGTCTTGTAATCCATTTCCCTTCTCCTTTTTTTAGACAATAGTGGTCATTAGAGGGCTATGGGTGACCCTACCAAGACCTACATTTAATTTCCCAATCCAACAACATTCATCAGCAAACTTTTTTGCAGTGGGTATCTCTGCACGGTAGCTAACACCGTCCCTAACTAAGTCACCAATACGCTGTTTATTCCCGCCCTCTAAAGGTCGTTGTTGGAATCTGGCTTTCGTGAGCAACTGCACCATGCGACAGCACTATTTAACTAGGCTCGACTAGGCGTACATAAAAAAGAGGATAGGTGATAGGTATACAGTCAGCTGTATTGCTGTATAATTTTCCTATCCTTTTTGCACGCAAGCTAAGGATGCCACGAGCGAATCCCTTCCGCAAGTGGTTATGGGCCAGCTCATCACTGGCCCTTTTTTTCCCTCCTATTTTGGCTTATAAACTCGACCACAACCTTCACACTTATGTAAGCCGCCTGAGTTTTTTGTTGAGCCTCCGCACGGACACTGCATAGCTATCTCCCTAGTCTCTCAAACTCGTCTAATGACAAGTTAAACATCTGGCACAACGTAACCACCCGACTAAACTTCATGTCTTCGTGATGACGCCACCGACTAATCTGCACGGGTCTAACATTGAACTCTTGAGCCAGCTGGTCATTGCTGACGCCTGCCAGTGCTTGAGCCTTCTTAAGTGCGCGGCCTGTGCTAGAAAGGCAAGTCATCTTCTAACTCCTGTGTCGGCTTTGCGGCTTGACGTACTTGAGCCATCCCATTGCTGTGAACGTCATCCTTTGCCGTCGTGCTAAGTGACATGAAGGTGTTGCCGTTCTTGTCCTTCTTGAGCCACGCTGACAGCCAAAACTCTGACCCGTTGCCATCGGTGTAACTTCCCTTGTAGTCGGGCTGGCTTTCTTTGTCTTTGCGGTCATTCTTAAACAGTACGCCGCGGTTCGTGTTGTCATACTCCATTTGCTAACTCCTTTCTTGCTTGGTTAAACGCGTCGTTACCCTTGCAGGCCGCCCGCTCTGTGGTTGTAAAAATGCCGCCCTTTGTCGGCGCGCGGAACAACTGAGCCATAGTGTCATGGTCGATGTCGCCCCAAATACCAGCCAGTGATTGCCAGTCTTCGTTTGCGATTGCTTCTTTGGCATACATGACCCAGTCGAAATGATCGCGAACAAGTGCCATGTACTCGAGAAACTCGCCGTCATTCTGCTGAGTGATAGCGTTAGCCACCTCATCAGCACTGGCTATTTCTGTCCCCATCAAGTCGCGGTGAAGCAAACTGACAGCCCTGCCACACGCTGATGTCTCGCAAATCTCTAGGCTTGAAGTAGTGTGTAGCCTAGAAGCGTCTCTGCGCTCTTCTGCCCAGCCTGTAGAGACTAGCCGATCATCAGTATCAAAGACCTTAGAAACCATGACCACGCGCTCGTCATCTGCCGATACAAGCTCAGTGACTAATCGGTGATTGGGATATGCGTCACGGAAGTCAGCCACGCGCTTTGCAACCGTCTTGTACTCCTTGCCATGAATCTTAACAATGCCGTCAGACATTACTGACCCCCTTTGTTTTCATACTCGTAGCAATCAGCGTAGCCAGCGTTGTACGCCTCTGACTTGCCCTCGCGATGCTCGATGCCTTCTTCGCAGTCAGTCCAGCCACGAATAAAGTCTTGCTCTGACAGCTCCAAGAAGTCAGCCATCCTCGCTTCCATCGCGGCCTCTTGCACATGAAATGGCATTGGCTTGCGGATTGACAGGTTGTGCAGTTGACCGACTAGCGAATCAAGCTCTTGGATCAGCTCTGCCTTAATCGGTTTTGGCTCTACAAATTTAATTGACATAATCTAGCCCTTCTAGTTTTGCGCAGACTTCCTCTGCATTGATGATGTTGTGGTCTTGCCACTTGCACGAATGAACGCAGATTCCAATTTCTTCGACGAACTCTGTGCGCCCCTCAAACTCGACGGGGTAACGACCGCCTACAGGATGGTAGTAATCGTCGATTGATTTTTTATCTACAAGAAGTGTGACGACTTTGGCTTCTGCGTCGTAGTCATCAGCACTCGCAGTGCTATCAATCTGCTCAAGCTCATCGACCCACTTGTCCCAGTCATCAACCTGCTTACTGATTTGTATTGCTATTTGCATCGCTTTCTCCCTTCAAAGTTCCACATGGAACACTTACTATAATTGCACCATTCAGGGCAAAGCGCAACCACTTTACGATAAATATTTTTCTTTTTTTGTTAATTTAATTCTGTTTATGAGTTGACATAGTTACCATTTTAGGGCAAACTGTATTCATCGGCTGGGGACACAGCCACTAACGAAGGGAGATAAAAATGTCATTACCAAGAATTAAGCGAGCAGTTCCTAAGAAGATGAAGCCCATCATTGAGGAGATTGCAGAGGACAGCGAGTGCTTCGAGGTCATTCTCAAAGAGGGATTTTGGAACCCTTGCTACGGAGAAACCATGTGGGTTTTTGGGAAGCACTACCTTGAGGACATGAGTGTCAGCGAGATGATCGACGAGTTCGAGCTTTGGATTGACGGTGTTGAAGCAGAGGAGGCCGCATAAGCGGCCTTTACTAACTACTAATAACGCTGAAGGCGGTTACTGGCGTCTTTTAACCGTAGGTCCACATCACGGGTGTGGTTGTGCGCATGTCGATATGCACAAAGCCACCGCTGTGCGACACACCTATACCAGCAAAGCCCATGTCGAGAGCTTCCTTTACTAGCTTCATGCGTTGAACGCTATCAGCTACTGCAATGTCACAGGCAATACCCTTGGTATGTGTGCCTCCACCATTTGACTTGTTGCGCTCGGCAGAGTGTTTAACGCTTCTGTAGCCAGAGGTGATTTTAAATGCAAAGCCACAACGCTCGCGTAACTCATCAAGCGCCCACATGAATTCTTGCTTCATATCGCACTCTTGAGTTTCTTGGCATCTCATCTCTGCCGTAGTGAACCATTTATACGTCATTAGCCTTTCCACTTAGTAAGTCCGCGAATTCCGACGCTTGACGCGACAAGCGCGCCCAAGAGCATTCGGTAATATTCTGGCATGGTTTCCAGCACCGCGAAACCGTCGCGAACGTAAGGGACGAGAGGTGGAATGAAGCAGAGCACAAGAGGAATACTGAAAAGCAGGCTAAAAAACTCGTCCCTCCAGCTATTAGCCGAATTGCTTGCGTGGATATTTTCCCAGTTTGCGTCCTGCTTAATTGCTTCCATTTTGCGCTCATGTACCGCGCGCTTTTCTTCGCCCTTTCTTTCAAAGTGACTCCCTACTAAATTGACGACTGGCCCAAGTAATGACTGCCACATAGATTAGTCCCTGATAAGAACGAGGTCAAAGTTGGCAGTGACTCTCGCATCGTTGCCGCTGACTTCTGCTACACGAATGTCGATGTCGGTTTTCTCAGGCACGGTAATCGGTGCGACAAACTCATATCGGTAGTGACCGTCTGACTCTGCGATGTGCGCAATTCTGAACGGCTTGCCGAAAAGTCTGTGGTACATCAGAACCTGACAATTCTTAGTTCCGTCGATGGTTGCGTCTAGTGCCACCAGATAGCCTGTAAAGCCCGCAGGGATCGTGTAGACGGCCATCAGTGTTTGGGCATAGCCTGTGTTTATCTGCGCCACAATCGCCCCTGACGCGCTCACAGTGCGAGCTGTAATGTCTCCAGCGTTTGCGCCGTCCTCATACGTCATGCGGAACACGCGCAAAAATGCGTTAGTTGTCGTGACTGCTGACGTGCCTGACAATGTGACCGACTCACTTAGCTCGTTGTAGTTAGCGTCTAGCCCTTCGATGCTTAAAACTGCTGTGTCACTGCCACTAGTTGATATGCAGTAAATAGTTTGGGCGCTAGAAAGTGACGCCCAGGGATACAAGCCACCACCTGTCCAGACACTTTCAGGGTCTGTCGCTTGGTCAATGTCAAAGTTAGCGCCGAACTTGTGNACAATCTGCGAGTTAGAAATAGCGCCGCGCGCTACGTCAAGATAGACGTTAGGGGTCGGATGGTCGGTGTGAAATTGATACATTATTCTTGCTCCGTCGTGTACAACGACTCCATCGTGCCAATGCGTATGGTCAGATCATGCACTTCATCTTGCATCTTTCTAAGGTCATTGACGTCTAACTGTACGCCCTCGATCAGCATATCCTGCCTAGCATCGGCTGGAAGGCTTCCCAATTCGCCTCTAGGCCAAAGTATTCTAAATTCAGTGTTGCTCTGTATCTCCATCTGCGACTTGTCTAGCGCGTGTTCTATGGCGTTCAGGCGCTCTTGAATACTNAAGTATGCCATCGTCGCNATAGACGTAGCCGCGACCATAGCAATTAAGTTACGTATTGGGATGGTTATATCGGTCGAGTCGTTGATGTCCATGGCTTNACTTCAGCCATTGAGCGAATACCACGGCTCCAAAAATGAAGGGGTAAAGGGCNAACACAGCGTTTCGGTTGCTTGCTATGTCCTTGTGNGCCGCATCTACTTTTTCGTCAAGGCGCTTNAGGCGTTCTTCACAGAGCTTTTCGTGATGAGCTAGTTTGTTCAGTGCCTCTTGTGCCAAGTCCACGGATAATCCCCCATAAAAAAGTAAAGTCCTATGGGGGAGTATTATATCACTCCGCTGGCTCTTGCTCTAACGACTCTGCAAGCATATTGACAAACGCATCTCTGCCGACTGATAGCTGGTCGACATTAAACTTGGCACTAGACAATTTACGGTCTAAATCTTGGATGTGATTGATGACCGTCTTTTGCTGATCGGTCATATCGTCAATGTAATACTCTTTGTCATTTACCGTGATTGGGGTCTTTTCATTTTTACCCATGTCACTTCCTCCTTACTGTTTTGCTTTGCCGATGTTTACAGCTAACACCTCCAACACTTTGTAGAGCTTGGCAATCCAAACGTCATCTTTTGGCGTTGGAGTGATAGCCGCGATGATTGAAGCGGTAGCAACTACCGCCGTCGCTATGTTCGCAACATCTGTAAGAATAGACAAGTCCATTACCACGGTACTCCGTCAGCAGTGACAGGGTTCTTTTGTAGTTCAATCTTAGCCGCTAGAGCCGCCTCAGTTGCTTCCTGATCGACAGACTCCCACACCCAACCTAATACATCAGCCTCAGTTAAGTCAGCGTATGCAACGTAATCAGGCGCTGTAGGGTCTGGTGTAAAACCTACAGTACCGTAAGAGGATGCAGAGTAGGTAACAGCGTCGTCTCCCTCGCCTACAGTTTCTGAATCAGTAGCCCGCCAGTGTGCAACGACTACTGCGCCGTCCATGTCTGCTGGCTGAATGTCACGCTCAAGTGTTGCAATAGTCCATGTAGTCATTAGTTAGTCTCCAATTGTGCAACTCTGGCACGTAGTGATTGAATTTCTTTTACAAGCATAGGTACTAGCTTTGAGTAGTCCACACCCATCATTTCTTCTGAGTCAGCATCGCCAGAAACAGCCTCTGGTGCAACAGCCTGTAGTTCCTGTGCAATCATGCCGTAGTCTTGGTGAGAGCCATCAACTTTCCAGTCATACTTGCGTACTTGGATAGCGTCTACTTTTCTACCTGCATCATCAGCATCTGAAATGTTTTCCTTGAGGCGTTGGTCTGATGAGGTGTTGTAAGACGTTGCCGAACCAGAAGTCCTGATTGTACCTACAATGCCGTTTGGATTTACAAAAGCAATGTGCGAACTTTGTGCGGTTACGTCTACTCCGCTTCTTATTTTATAGCCAGTAGTTACACCGTCAGCATCACCGTCTATGTGTAAGAAAAGATTACCTGCTGTATTTGTTGGATTACCTGCATAGACAGAGCCTGA